CAAAATTCTTATAAAGATTGCCACGATACTCAAACAACTCATTGTAATTATTCCAATCTTCAATTACTAATGATGTTGGTTTGTATGCTTCAATAATCTCTTCTCTATTGATTTTTGGTGTATCTTCAAAATAACCCTTTTCATTTTGCTTATCGCCAGGTATCCACCATCCCTCTTCATTCCATGTGTGAATAAAAATATCAGGATTATATCTATCAATCACTCTCTCTTTGAAGTTAGGTAATACATCACGCCAACACCTAAGATGTCCAGTTAATACTATAGCAACTTTCATCTGTCTGTATGCACTTTCAAAAAAGTATTGTTCATTGTGTTTATTTCATTTTTAATCCACATAGGATTATATGAAGAATATACACTTTGAAAAATGTGTTCATTAATCAATTCTTGACTTTCTATAAAACTTGTCTTGCAATACAATCTATCATCATTAAAATTTAACACTCTTAATTGAGTAGATTTATGTAATAGTAAATAAAAACCATATACAATATAATCAAAATCTTGTGAATTAATTTTAATCCAATTCTCTTCATAGTTTATATATTCTAAAAAATCTGTGAAGTTTGATTTACTGTAAACTGGTATATCATTAAACCAAAAGAAAACATTCATAGTATTACCATTAACTTCATCACTAATTAAACCATATGAAAGAATATCACATAATTTTTGTTTTTCTAGATTAGTAAAAAACTTTAATGGTTCAGACAAATAATAGTATCTCTGTTGTATCAAATTAGCATATAAAGTATTTTGTTTTACTTTATATTCAAATAATGCATCATAGTCTATATTTCTAAAAAATAACGAATCAACATCAATTACACCAACTTTATCAAATTCATCTTGTTTAAAAATCTCAATCAATCCACTATATTTCTTTTGAGTAATAACACCATAATTTACTGGTCTTTGATTAACTATTGACCGATATTTTAACTTTTTGTTTTTTGTTTTGAATTCTTTTGCATCTTCTTCAGATGAAAATATTAAGTAAATATGATCATCATTAAAGTGTTTATTATAACTCTCTATTAATTTACTACCCTCATCAAATTTTGGTGGATGTATTGGTGCAAGAAAACAAGATTTGTTCACTTGTAATTCTCTAAAAAGTAATTCAAATCTTCAGGTGTACCTAATCCCCACATCTTGTCAATATTTTTTACACGAATCTTTTTATTATCACCAATCGCTTCATTGAATACTGGACAAACATAAAACTCATTGTTTGTTCTGATATTCTTCTCAATCATCTGTTCTGTATACTTAACATAATCAGAACCTTTCTTCCAGTAATAGATACCTACAGTAGCAATATTTGAAATAGGATTCTTCTCTGCAACTTCAGATACAAACCCATCATCACCCAACTTAGCAAATGACCACTTAGGATGTGTTGCTTCAAATGTAACAATACCACCATCTACTGTATCTGCAGTAAATGCATACAGACATTCATTTGAATTCCATTCTGCAAACTGATCTGAGTTTGCCATCAATAATGGTTGATCATTATCAATAAATTCTTTTGCAAGTAATGTAGTGCAAGCCGCACCTTCTGTAATACCATCTACTTGAACAATATCACAACCTGGTGCAATTAGATTCAATAACTGCTTTAGATTGTATTTCTCGTAATGGTCTTTTTGTACCAAGAATATAAAGTGTGCATCAACATTTAAGTTTTCAACAACAACTTGAATCATTGGTTTACCATTAACTTCAATTAATGGTTTAGGAAATGTGTATCCTGCTTGAGCAAATCTACTACCAGCACCTGCCATTGGTATTAATACATTCATCTTATTATCTCTCCATGGTATCTTTTTTCTCGTCACGCCATCAAGTATATCTTTTGCTTCGTCAATCTTTTCTTTAGTTAAATCTGTTGTATCTTTTACTGGTACTAGATGAGCACCAGAATTCAATGCACCTTCACGACCAATATGACTATCTTCAATGATTACTGTATTCTTAGGCAATACATCTAACTCAGTCATACATTTCCAATACATCTCGGGAAATGGTTTTGTTCTCTTTACATCTTCATTGCTGATATAGTAATCAACAAACTCTAACACACCAATACTTAGTAATGCAATTTTTACAGTTTCACGAATTGAATTACTAGCAACTGCAATCTTAATACCTTGTAACTTAAGTAACTGAAATGTATCAATTAGAAATTGATTCTTTGGAAACTGTTTGATAAGTGTAAAAGTAATTTCTTGTTTATCAGACCATACTTTAGTATAATGACTTGGACTCAAACCTTTATCATCTGTCAACATCTTAAGTTTCTTTGTAGTATTTAATCCATCATACTTACTTAAGTGTTCTTCACGACTGATTACATATTGTTCACCAAATTGACTTAATGCAACATTCAGTGCTTCATAGTGTAATTCACGACTATCAATCAATACACCATCAAGATCAAATATAATTAACTTATTGTGCATCACGGTGTACCTTGTTGTGACGAACAATACTCTTACCATTACAAACCCATTTACATTGTGTTCTCATGCGTAATGACCATTCTACATCTTCTGCTTGATGATGAACTAATTCTTCATTGAAAGGTATTTTAGTTGCTAACTCTTTCTTAACAATCATAAACCCACCAGATTGATACATGCATAATGTCTGTGACCAATCATCATATGGTAATGATGCATACTGTGGAAAGAATGGTGAATCCCAGATAACCCAATCAGTGAAATGTCTTTTACCATTAATCAATAACTGTTGGCACGATGCAACATCCCAATCATTACCAAACTTAAGAAAGTTTGTATACCAATCTTTATCAAATACATAATAGTCATGCATCAATACTACATTCTCATACTTTGCAGATTGAACTAATGAATTTTTCTTTCGTGTGATCCAACCTTCTTTTTCAGATTCATCAAAGTAAATGTATTTTACAGTATCAGTATCTTCATGTTTGATTCCACCAATACATAAAATTTCATAATTAGGTATGTTTAGTGCTTCAATAGATTTAAAAACTTCAGTCAACTGGTCCATATTTTTATAGGTAGTTGTTATTCCAAATGTAAAATTCATACAAGCCTCATTATATCGTCAACGGTATTTTTAATTAAATGGTTTAGTGTTACAAACTCTTGTGCATCATCTATCTGCTTCTTTTTAACGCTTTTGAACTTCTGCATATACTCTACTAATTCATCATCATTGTTGTAAGTAAATCCAAATTCTTTTAATACTTTTGCACCCGCAATCTCTCTTGATGCCCATGGTGTTCTATTCAACATAGATTCCAATAACACAAGACCAAACCCTTCTTTGTGTGAGTGCATAATATATAGATCGGCTTCACTGAGTGCAGATAATACTTCATTTCTATCTTCAATCATTAATGCCTTAACATTATCAGTATCATTAGGTTTGATTTGATGTCTATTATCATAACCTGTTAATACTAATGTTACATCTTTTCTATCTACTTTACCAAATGCTTCTACTAACTCATTCATTGCTTTGTTAGGCCAGTATCCACCACATGATAGAAACATATACTTAGTAGTGATTCCATACTTCTCACGAAAACCTTTTTGTCCTACTGATACTTTATCATCTATACCATGTCTAATCTGAACTGATTTTCTCATAACAGATTTACGTTTAACATATTCCCAATCTTCTTGTGTTGAACAACCAAGAAACTTAACATTCTGAATTGCTCTTTGATATACATTACTTTCAGATGGAACAATAATCATAAACACAATTGGTGATGGTATCTTATTACAATTATTCAATACAAAATCTTGTAATCCAACATCACCACCATGAACAACAATCAAGTCCCACTTCTCTAACAATATAGATGCTTCATTAGATACACGAACACCATTTAAATCACCTTGATGTTCACCTGCAAATACTGCAACTTCATGTCCACGACTTAAGGTTTCATCTGCCATATCACGAACATAATTTTCAGAACCACCAGGATATGGTGCATATCTGTGAACAACATATAAAATCTTACTCATATTGTGCCTCTATTTCTCTACGCCATTCTGTTCTATCATATTGATGAACAATACAGAATTCTTTACCTTTTCTAGTTAAAACTTTTCCGTTCTCAAACTTAGGACTTGGTTCTAATAGTTTAGGTCTAAATTCAT